TCGCCCTCTGCTTTGGCCACATCCACGGGAACCCGAACGGCTCCACCGTTATCATCCGTGGACGCGCCGCTCTTGCTGACTCCGCTCATGTCGTCCTCCTGATCATGTCGCTTCGCGACTAGAAACTGAGACTCGTTTGCCGGAGTGTCCACTACAGAGACTTCTCCAACGGTGAGGTCTAAAAATCTACGTTTTGCTTGCTTAGGCAAAACTTACTCCTCATCCAGCTTCTTGACTTTGGCTTTCCCACCGATGGAAAAGCCCGTCAACTTGCCAGATTTGATCGCTTGCCAGATTTTGTCTTCCAACACCTTCACGACCATCAACCAAGTGCCCGCCTTCACTACGCGGCTACCGATGGACATGTCAGACGGCGCTATGAAAGACTGTCGAAGTTCAAAACGTCGATTGAACTCCTTGTGCATGAATCCAAGCTTCGTTGAACGATTGTACGAAGCCAGGAAATCGCCCGCCGCTTTCTCTATGACGTCGGCGGAGATGATGTCGCCTTGGGCGTCCACGACTTCGGGCGTGAGAACAACGCCTGTGATCTCTTGCTTCTCCGAATCCGATTTGAGGATAGGGACATAAAACTTGATGGCCTCTTCATCGTCTTGAAGGCTGGCGACGGAAACGATTGGAGCCGTTTCCAAGCCTGCAACGGCTTGTGACTTGAAGACGTCAGCCAAGCCTTCCAAACTGCTTCTGACTTGTTCCAGAGGCGGGGTCATCAACCAAAAGAGTAGCCCGTGCTATTCCACAGGCATAGTCGCAGGACGCTTGCCCGGAGGGGCCTTCAATCGGGGCGGAGCAGTTTTCAATCCTGAGTCGACTGTTGAAGCCGTGGGAGCAGGACGCGGAGCAGCGGCAGGAGCGCCAGACAAATCGCTGAACGATGTATGGCTGCGCGAAATGTCTATTGTGGTGCGGCAACGAAAATGAAACGGCGGAATCATCACACCTTCAGCAGCCAGAGCACGGGAATCCTCCGCACTTACTTGCCCTGCGGTCGGAGAAATCGCCAATATATCTTTGTAAGACAACCAAGGGTGCGCTTCTTTGACTTGGTCAGGAGACGTTGCCCCCGCTTCGCTTTCCACTTGGGATACGGCATCTTGGACCGCAAATTGCTTGCCGTTCAAATGCGCGCAAATCTCTGATGTTCGATAGTCCATAGGATTCACCAACTCATAAATGGTGATACCGATGTCCACGAATGAACGAAGTTGGCCCCGTACACGAGCATTCGTTGCTGTGTTGGCTGCCAAACCTTCAAAATACTGCTTGTCAGTCCCCGTGAAGCCTCCGGGGATACGAACGTGTCCAAGCGCTTCCCGAACAGCAGCCATCATTTGCACGGCCGCTTCACGTCTACCTAAGCCGCGCGTTTGGACGTCACGAGCCACTTCGCGCACAACGTCCCGAACGTTGCTGTCATAGTGGCGGCCAATCCACAGCATCTGGTCGTCTTGAAGCATCTCGATGGCAGACTCATCCAAGAGATCAAATCGCGGCAGAAGCAAAGCGGTCGCCACCGGCTCATCATCGGCCTTCGTGACGTCAAGCTCTTCAACCATAGCGGACGTGTATTGCAAAGAAAGCTTGGATTGCTTGGTAGCTTTCTTGTGCCCGGCGACTCGGGCAAGCTTGTAGATTTTCTTCACAACCGCGCTGAATGGCCGCGACACATCGGTCTGCCACTTCTTCATCACACGACGAATCTCAAGCTCAATCGTGCTCGCTGACTTCCCCCCGCCCGCGAGCCCGCCCGCCCGCAGCGCTGCCTGCTTTGAACGCTGCTGCCAAGCCGCCGTTAGCAACTCTTGGATACGCAGTTCTGCTTTGGCAATCTGTGCAACTTCGGAGAGCACCAACGCTTTGGCCACCAGGTCATCACCGCTGGCGACCAAGATGTACATCGCCTCCAATTCGCGAGCACAAGCCTCGCATTGAAGGTCGATCAGCTTTCCGTGCTCTTGCGCCACAGCTTTTCCACCTTGCGGTTCAAAGCAAGGACTACGGCCGCTGCTTTCGTCACATCTTCGCCATCATCATCATCGGCGTCCAAGTACCCCATCGCCTTGAGAACCTTGATGGCCGTCACAGATTGCCCTGGCTCCGCGGGCTCAGGCGCCATATTCTTTACAGCTTCCGCCATAGTCAAACTGAACGGAACATCGGAAGGGAAGTTATCAGGGAATCCAGGCAACGGTTGCCCAAGGATGTCTTCCATAATGGAGCGCGAGATAGCCGGGGTCATCCCGCCTGTCTTTTCAGAACCTGCCAGAATCTTGACCAACTGCGCGTTGTCAGTCGTATTGGGCGTGTTGGACTTGTACTTGTGGTAGACGATTCCCATCTCAGGGAACAAGATGCGATTGAACAACTCGTCAAAAATCATCCGTTCGGGCGCAAAAATCTGCTCATCCGCAAGCCTGCGTGACGATTCTGCCGTGGATGCGGAGTAGTCATCCGAACGCCCCACGAAAATCGGCGGAAGCCGAAACGCCCGACGGACTTTGTCTTGGTTGTTGGCGCTGTAGTTTTGGAACAACGCATCTTTGTGCTGATCCGCCGTCAACGGCTTGATGTCGACTTTGAACTGGCCGCCATCATCCCCTTCATCTGCGATGGGCTCGCCTTCGATGATGAGGAACTTGCTGTAGTTGTCGGAACCCTGGACCTGTGACTCAACGAATGATTCGATGCGCTCGATGGTCCCTTCTGTAAGCTGGCCATTTGAAACCAACACGGCCATGGAAGGGATGTTGTTGTTGCGGAACGTCGTGTAGTTGATCTCTTCTGCGGCTCTATCCCCGAAGATGGCAAGCAGATTGCCTACGAAACGCGGCAGTCCATACGGACTTCTTGCGCTGTAAAGCTTGATGTGAATCAACTCGCTGGAACGCTTGAACGGCGGAGTCGCTTCCAACTTGTCAGCAGGGATCACTTCGCCCGTATCGACAAAGTATTGCTGCGGGTCGCCAAACTCCTTGAACCAGTGCACCTTGTGGCCTTGAATCGTGGAATTGAGACCCCTGCTGGAGATGAAACGTGATTGGACATAGCGCCGGAAGCGTCGCCACTCTTGAACCACGGCGACTTTCACAGAGCCGTCCGGTTGGAGCTCAAGAATCTTTCTGTCTATCAAGCGCGGGTCATCATCCATCCGACCCAATCGAACCTGGTACGATGGGACATGCGCGAATGATTGGACCATGCCTTTGCTGTCTCGGACAATTTCAAAGTAGCAGTTTCCAGTCGTTTCCTTGTCAGCGCGCAGCTTGCACCTGAACTCAGGAAACGACTCTTGCGTTGCGTACATGAAGAAGTTTTGGAGCCTGACGTTTTCAGCTTGGACTGCGCCCTTCAAGCTTTCGTCCGCTCCAGTTTTCGTCTTCAAACGAGAGATGAACCGATGCCCGGTGGCATCGATGTTGGTTTCCATCGCCTCGATACACTGCTGAAGCTCGCTGTTGTTCTCAGGGAGCGTGGCGAGCGTCAACAAATCAAACGGAGGCTCAATTGTCAAGCCCCGGCTCACGAGGCTTGACAACGGGTCTTCACCCGTAACTTGGCTTGGATTCGGGGTGGCTCCAGGTTCCAAGGTCAGCGCCTTGGAGACGGGTTCACGGTCCCCGACTACAAACGCTCGGATTTTTCGCATAGCGGCTTGATTTGCATCGTTGGCACGAGCGGATGCCGCTTTATGGATTGGAACAACTGCTGCTCCGCTCTTGCGCGCTCTGCGAGGATTTTTGGCACTTTCCATCAAATGACTCCAGGCTCGCGCCGCTGACGCCGCTTCTTGATCTTACTCGCCGTCACCGCTAGGTCGTAAGCGTCAAACAAGTCATCGTGCGTATTGTTCGGAAACAATACCATGTGCTCCACAAACAAATCGTGCTGTGATTTTTTGAAGTAGGCGCGCTTGTCTTCAAACAGGGCCGACAGCTTCCAAGCCCTGGTAACTTTGTCTTTCACGGTCTTGATGGGCTTGATACGGATGTCGGGGTCCAACTCCTTCAACACTTGAAGCTGGGCCTCCTGGTACTGGACTGTTTCCAAACCAATCCGGATTGGGTCCCACCTGCGATAAAACTCCATTATTTTGGATGTTTGTGCGCTGAAGCGCAATTGCCCCTCGTAATAGTCCAACAAGTAATACCCTGTACGGTCGCTGGTTATCCCGATCACAGCGATGGCAAACTTGTCCGCGGCCTCATCCTCTGAGATTGCCAAATCCACGCCCATGTAGACTCGCAACGTGCTCTTGTCGGGGTAGTCGCTGGCCGGGATAGACTGGCAATCGTCATACTGGAAGATTTCGCCCTTCATCGCCTCTGTATCGCATTGATACTGGGCGTTGAAGATGATGATGCCCGAATGCTTGCGCTTCTCCACAAACCACGCGGCCGGATACTTCTCTGGCCAAGGGCTACGGCCTTCAGCATCGAGCGCGGGGATGACTTGTGTATGTTCGGCCAGCTCGTTGGCCTTCAGATGCCCGTACAAATCCCCATAGTGGTACCGCGTACCCAAACGATGGTGTTCGCCGCGATGTGGTACAGCCGCGTCCGGAGGCTCCAACGTCGGGTCAAGCGTCTGATAGTACCAATTGCGCGTCTTATCGCGCATGTACTTTGTTCGGCTGTTCTCTTCATCTACCAAGTCATCAGACAATATGACGTCGTAATGCTTGGATACGATGGTGCCATCGACGCCAACGCAAGTGATGGACGACTCTTTGGCCGTGCTGCGCCTTGGCAACACTTCAATCTCTCGCGAATCCCACTTGTTACACTTGCGAGCGTCATACTGCGGGCCGAACACTTCGGCCAAACGCTCGTTGGTCTCAAAGTGGCCTTTGATTTCCTTGAGAAAGCCCTCTGCGTTCTGTGCAGTCTTGGACGATATCAGAATGCGCAGGTTGGGGTTCTTCAAGAGCAGGTGGATGCCCTTGGTGATGGTGCAAGTCGTAGACTTTCCAGCCCCGCGAAACACCAATTGGAGGCTGTGTGCGTGCATGAACTGGAAGCGCATCAACGCAAAGTGGAACGGCTGGACCTGTAGCCCCAAGATGGCTACGGCCAGAATGTCGATGCGATCATTCTCCAGGATTTGCTTGCGCAGCCAACCGTTCCCCATGGCGCGACAATGCTGATAATACGCAGAAAGCTCCGACCGTTCGGCGGTCTTCAGCGTCTTTTCAGTCAGTATCGTAACAGCAGCCGACAAGCTTATGGCACCCCGCCCCAGAACATACTATGTTTCTGAACGAGAGGGAATGGTATCAGCCCTCGGGCAATTCAGTTTTGGGGTACAACCCGCTGCCCGGAACGGCAAAACGGCCTGTGTCCTCGTCTTCAAACATCTTGAGGTCGTGCTCGACTTCAGGGTCCAGCGGCCGATTCCTCAAGACGTTAGGTCTGTATCCAATACGAGACTGTGCTTTGCGCTCTGAATCCAAACGAAGGGCGTTGCCTTCATCGTATCCAGTCAGGTAAGCAAGGCGAATGTCACCGCGCGTCTCGTGTTGTGCAAAACGAGTCTGGTGAGGGCGTTGGCGCGTTCCATCTCGCCAGCCCGCGCGCCAGCTATGGAACTGCTCAAATTCAGTAGCCTGATCATCGGCCACCATTTGCGCCCCGTTCGTTTCGACTCATCGTCCGTTACTAACGGACGGTCAGCCTGTCCCTTCCATCATCTCAAATCCGCTGGTGGCAATCTTGGTTTCGCCCGCGCCCCCGCCCGCCGTGACGGCGATGAAAATGAGACGACCGCTGCAATCGTAGTTGAACACATAGGGCAGATTCACGCCGATGCCTGCGCGCACAAACGCTGTGTGCTCCGGAACAAAACGCCCCG